AATAAATGCTGTTGATTTAATTGCATCCACGGAGTCTCATCAAATACCTTGTTGTTCATGTAATGACAATTGGGGTTCCATTGAGGCAATCCTTCTAAACCAGGATATACCAACTTAAAGATTTTTGTTTTCCTAGTAGTGGTTATTTTCTTGCCTCCTTTAACAAAAAGAATAACATCAGACAATCCCAGATTGTCGATTTTCATGTATTTGGAGTTAAATGTCTGGTTGGACAATGCCAGTAAAGTGTAAGCTAGTCTGGCAAGAAAAACAGTATTATTGAATAAGTTGCTCTTTTTTAATGAAGCATGGTTCTCCATTAATTCTTCTAAACATTGTTCTTTCATTTGTTTGAAAATAGGTGCTTCAAAGTCATTAGCAGGATATTCAAAATTCATATGAATTTCCCTGTTGACCATCTTTAATTCATCTATCAGTTCAGTTATGTCAAGTTGTTTTCCCTTATACAACTTATAACCTCGATTTGATGTCCAATTTGTCTCAGTTTTGAATAAATTCAACTCATCTTGTGTCAACCTAATTCCTTTACTAGTAGTCTTATCTATAGCTCGAGTGTAATCCAATTGAGCTTGAATCATCTTCTTCTTACTCTCCTGTAATTTCTGAGGGTCTCTGCTTCTTAGCAATGCTAATTTGAATTTAATTTCTGTAAGATCTGACACATCAGTCTTCAACAAGCGATAAAATTCAGAGACTTTTTCTTTGTACTTTAACTTTAACGATATGTTTGCATCATCATTTTCAACTTCATTTGAATCATATTTCATCATTGATCTTCTAGAGAAGACAACTTTAGCCACTGTCGAATGTAATCTTTCTATTTGCAAAGACCTCAATGTAGGTCCTAAATTATATTCAAGGTCTGTGGTTAATCCGCTATCTATTAGAGTTAGAAAAGATCTGCGGGGGTTAATTGCAACTTGAACACCCATAATTTTGCTATCATAATATGTATCAAGCTTATTTGAAAACAACTTCAAAGAATCCAGTATTTTGTCCTGTGAACAAGTTATATTTATTCCAGCCACAGTGTTTTGCATTATCAATTCATCAAATTTTTGACTCTCCTCCAATGTTGTTAAATTTCTATTCCTACGATTGTTGATCATGGTGTTTGAGTCAAATCTAGAATCAGTTACAAATTTGCCATGCTTAGGTGTGACATCAACATTGATATATTTATATCTAGTTCGAATATAACACTTGTCTTTGCCTTGGATTTGTTTCCTGTATAAATTGTAAATTTCCCCCTCATCAAATTTGATCTGATCCAAAGTGTATCCTGATACACCTAATGAGCTTTTTTCACTCACAATTCGCAGATAATAATTATGTGTTTTTGTTTTTACTAACTGGTAATTGAGATTGAACTCCAAATCAGCATTTCTAATCAGATTTATTATTGAGTAAAAGTTTGTTTTGTTTGCTGAGACAATCTTAACAATCCAATTGTCTGAGCATTGATCAACTAAACTGATCTTCTCTTCTGCTTGTGGAAATTCTCTATGAATCTTTGTTTGGAAACCCAACCCAAACAAGTAATTGTAATCCATATTGAGTAGACTGCCAAAAGTTTGTAGTAAAGGCAATACTCTTTCAGACACAACATAACCATAAG